AACGCATCTCGCAACACAACAATCAATAAAAGCATATGTAGATTCACAGGTAGATACAGTAGATACATTATCTGAAATACTTGCTATAGGTAATAATACAGGTGGTACAAAAATAGAAGTAAATAACACATCAGGTGGTATTGATTTTATAGATAACGCTAAATTAAGACTAGGTACTGGAGATGATAATTTAGAAATATATCAAGATGGTACTAACAGCTTTATACAAGTTAGACAACCTTTAATTAATACAACCGCGGGTACGTTATATATTAACGCACCTATTGTAGATTTAGGCTTAGATCCAGATACAACCGAAAATGGTGACGTTAGACTTCGTAATGTTAGTGTATTTACGGGTTCTGTAATTAAAGACGAAGATAATATGGCTAGCAACTCTGCAAGTCACTTAGCCACACAACAATCAATAAAAGCATACGTCGATTCACAAGTTACAGCGCAAGATTTAGACTTTCAAGGAGATAGTGGTGGGGCTTTATCAATAGATTTAGATAGTGAAACTTTAACATTAGCTGGTGGAACAGGTTTAACATCTACCGGATCAAGTAATACTATGACGTTTGCCGTAGATGCCGCGCAAACAGGCATAACATCCATACTTAACACTGGTTTAGTTATTGGTAGAGATTCTGATAATGATATAGATTTTGCAACTGATAATCAAATAATATTTAGAGTAGGTGGTGCAGATAACGTGATATTTAAAGCTTCTGGTGAAATTGAAGCTACATCATTAGATATATCAGGTGATGCTGATATTGATGGTACACTTGAAACAGACGCGTTAACAATTGGTGGAGTTGCATCTGTTCCTTTTGAAGCGGCAGATCATTCAAAGTTAGATGGTATAGAAGCATCAGCTACAGCAGATCAAACAGATGCTGAGATAAGAACGGCCGTTGAAGCAGCGACAGACTCTAACGTGTTTACAGATGCAGATCATACAAAATTAAACGCAATTGAAGCTTCGGCTGATGTAACAGATACAACTAATGTAACTGCAGCAGGCGCGTTAATGGATAGTGAATTAACAGATTTAGCAGCGGTAAAAGCTATTAACCAAGGGTTAACCACGTCTTCAAATGTTGCGTTTGGTAATGTAACCACAACAGGAAGTATAACTAGAAGTTCTGGAACTTTAAATATAAACGGTTCTAGTTTAGCGTTAAATAATGCTGCTGCATCAAAAACTTACATACTAGGAACTGATGGTGGTAGTGTACAATTAAGGCATAATGATAGTACAAAAATAGAAACAACTTCTACTGGTGCAACAGTAACTGGGGCTATATCAGCTACAACATTTAGTGGTGATTTAAATGGTACAATCAACACCGCAACAACAGCAACAACACAATCAGCAAGTAATAACTCAACTAAAGTAGCTACAACAGCATACGTAGATACAGCAGTAACAAACTTAGTAGACTCATCACCATCAGCTTTAGATACATTAAACGAACTAGCAGCAGCGTTAGGTGACGATGCAAACTTTAGCACTACAGTAACAAATAGCATTGCAACTAAACTACCATTAGCTGGTGGTACAATGACTGGTAATTTACAGTTAAATGATAATGTAATTTTAAAAATTGGAACAGGTGGTACTGACTTACAAATATATCATGATGGTACAAACAGCTCAATTCAAAATAGCACTGGGGACTTGTTTATATATGGAGGTACAGATGATATAAGAATACGAGCTAAAAATGATGAGGAAAGTATTGTGGCTACACCTAATGGTGCTGTTACGCTCTACTATGATGGTAGCTCAAAGCTCGCAACAACATCTGCTGGTGCAAGTGTAACAGGTACACTAGCTGCTACTTTATCTACAGCGGCACAACCAAATATTACAAGTTTAGGTACATTAACCGCTTTAACAGTAGATAATATAACTGCTGATGGTAACAAAGTACAAATAGGTACTATTTCTTCTGGCACATTAAATGAAAATACAGGTGTAAAACTTGCTATTATAGGAGACAGTGGTGATAACAATGACGGTTTAATTATAACAAGAGATAATGGTAACCAAAATCAATTAGACCAGTTTATAAATATATATAACGATGGTACTTCAACATTTGTAACTTCAGGTGGTACTTCAACTCATGGTACTTTTGATTTTAAATCTACAAATGATAAAGGTGATACCTCTGTAAGTAGGTTATCAATTGACGCTTCAGGAACATCAACTTTTGCAGGAGATGTTTTAATTTCAAGTGCAACACCTGCTTTAAGAATTACAGATACAGATACTAACGCTCCTTATGAATTGAAAGTTGATGGTGGTACTTTTAGTATTAAAGAAATAAATAATTCAAGAACTTTGATGTCTATGACTACTGGTGCAGTTATAACTTTAGATAGTTTGGGTTCAAATACTGTTTTAAATACTTCTGGTAGTGTAGTAGTTCCTAATGGTTCAGTAGGAATCGGA